TTATTACATGTTATATATGAACATCGGTAACATTTCGTTATTAATAGTTTTCCTGATTTCTTTAGGCTCATTTGGAGCTGCTTTCTTCAGCAAAGATGTTGGAAAATATTCATGGGGTAGAAAGTCTCTTAACTATACCATTGCGGTTTTAGGCATATTTATTATTGTAAAACATTATTCGCTCTTATAAATTGTTAACAAACGTGCCGATGGGTCTTTCTCTTCGCAAAACGGATGTCGCCAAAAATATGGGATCGTTTGCTCGCATCCGGGGTAGAGTTTTTCGAAAACGGTTCTATAATAGAAACTTTCTTTATCGTATGGTGCATTATATACATCTGTATATTTCGTAAAATCATTATACTTATTATAATCTTCATTCGTTATCTTCGTGTCAATATAGTCTCGAATCACCTGAAACCAACTTCGCTCATGTCCGCTGACACCATCGCTAAACGCCTCCTTTCTACGCCATAGTATATCATCCGGCAATAGTCCGCTAAAAGCCTTCCTGAAGATGTATTTCTCGATACGCTCGTCGGTAAACATCTTATAGCGCGGTGGAATACTCATCACATATTGAAGAAACTTCTTATCAGCGAAGGGTACACGCGCTTCCAGACCAGCACCGCTAATGCTCTTATCCGAACGCAGCAAATCGAAATAACAAACATCGCGAACCATCCGTTCATTTTCGCGTTTGAAATCTTCCCCGGACTCCGCCTTCATAAACCCACGATATGACCCGAAAATCTCGTCCGACATATCCCCGCAATAAATAACACAGTCGTCAGTATTCGCGGCAATATACTTACTGATAAGGTAGTTTGGAACTGACGCGCGAACAGATGTCGTGTCATAGCTCTCGATTTGTCGAATCGTCTCTTCAATCGCGCCCAAAAACTCCTCCTCCGTAAGACAAACTTCGTGATGATTTGTTCCTAAATAATCCGCCACCTTACGCGCCCACATCAAGTCCGTCGACCCTTTCAGTCCGATACTATACGTATTCAAATCTTTTGCGGGCATGTGGCGACACATAATTGCCACTACAGATGAACTGTCCAGCCCTCCCGAAAGAAGCGCACCTACTTTGCGGTCACTCATAAGGCGTTTTACAACGGCATCTTCGAACAAGGTGGCTATATTGGCACAAACATTTTCTTCCGTATCTTCGACTGTAGGGTAGTTGTAACTTCTTTCGGTTTGTCCTGTCAAAACATCATGCGTAATCGATACATTTTCGTAGTAACTATAGAAATTAAAAAAAGGAGTATTCGCATTGTCAAACCCGTTCACGGATTTAGAATACGTGGCATAACAACCCGGTGGAAATTGTTTAGCATTTGGTCTAAAACATTCATTGATTCCTTTTAATTCACTTGAAACAATCATGGTGTTACTATATGTATAATCGTGTCCTGAAATAAATAATGAACGTACACCTACAGGATCGCGAGCGACATATGTTGTATTTGTATCATAGTCGTGTAAAACAAACGCGAATACACCATCGAGCCGTCGCAACATATTACGAATACCTAGTTTTTTATATAGATGAATAATAATTTCGCAATCTGATTCACTTTTGTATTCTTCTTCGAGTTTGAATTCTGATATAAGAGCGCGAAAGTTGTATATTTCTCCGTTACAAATAAGACGACAATTTTTAATAAAAAATGGCTGATTGCTTTCAGGCGTTTGTCCGTTTATAGCGAGGCGATGGAATCCCCAAAAACAAGCATAGTTATTTGAAAATTGTCTGTCGTTTAAAAAAATACTATTGTCTGGTCCGCGATGAGAAATTTTGCTGAAATCGGTTTGATACGACTTTATATTTTCCAATAGACATTTTTTATAATTTTGTAGTGTCTCTTGATTAAAAAAATTTTGAACAAAAAATATACCACACATGATAACGAAATGGGCAGATATTGAATATATATTATTATTTATTATCTTTAACCTGTTTTTTTAAAATATTATAACAAAATATTATAACAAAATATTATAACAAAATATTATAACAAAATATTATAACAAAATATAATATAGTAATATAGTAATATAAGTAAATATAGTATATTCGTATGGATTCAGTTTCCCATGTATATAATAAATCCCAAATGTATGGTGTTCCAAATAAACTATACATGTGCCAATATGAAAGACAAAATGAAATAAATGATAGAATATCGACCCGAAATATTCCATCGGCTTCGCTTCAACCTTTTTATTATCAAGTGCCCGTATCTACAAAATATGGCTATATGCCTATTTTAGACCAAAGTAAGCCAGCAACAGTGCCTCTTAATAACTATCCCATTTTTAGTCCTCACACGACGTTCAACCCCGGAAATAATATGGCACCATGGTCTGGGTTTGCGAACAACGTGAATGTTGAGTCTACACTGCGTAGTCAGTTTTTTGCTCTACAGAATTGCGATCAGTCTGATTATGTACCATCATCAACAAGCGACCTTTATAATGTATATGTTCCACCTAAACCAGTAAAACAGCCCTATGCTGGATTATTTAAGAAGGAAATCTTCGACCACTGTAACCCAAATCCTAATAATTTAGGGAGTAAATTTTTTAATAATAGTACTCGTACCGAGAACAAAGATATCGAACCTGAAGAAGAGAAACAATTCTATAAGTAATAGTTTGTATACTTTTGATATTTTTTGATATTTTTTATATATTATTTATAACACAAATCGTGTTTAAAATAATATTATTTTATATATGTCCATCATAGATGGAAAAGAACCAGGAACAGAACCAGGAACAGAACCATGAACATATTAACAAACCTATTATGGAATCTCATAACCTTGTAAATAATAATAAAATAGACAGTGTTAACTATATTACTCTTGAGATTATGGCAAATTCGGAAACATATAATAAATATTTAAAAAAGAATAATTTGGATCACGACACGGTGTTAAAGAGTGAAAAAAAGTTTTATAGAAAACGTATTTCTGCAATGGTGAAAGATATTTTATACAACAATCTCAATAATAATAGCGACTGTCCCGTAAATGATGTTATAATAAATGCTTTCAACACATTTGCGCGTTTGTGTGTTTCGCATTTTAAATTTAAAGACACCATGGATAATATACAAGGTGATTATAAAGGTATGGTTTTCGCCGATAAGTCGGATGTAGAATTGGGTCTGGATAACATGGAAGGGTGGTCAATCGATGAAGCAAATAAGTTGTTTATGAAACAAGTAGATAAAAAAGTTATAACCATGGATAACTTTGTTACAAAAACGTCACCACCACAAGATGAAATGATAATACCCCAAACGAAGGAACTTAACCTGAAAGATCCGAAATATAAAAAGAAGGATATTAAAAAAGGTTTCACGAAGAATAAAATAGGTAATAATAACAATAATGGTGTGAAATGGGGAGATACGAATGAAGTAATCGATATTAAGGTTACCAAAAGTGAAAATAGTAGTATTGATTGTTTAAATACTATCAATGAATAATTTCATCAAATTGCCATAATGTATATATTAATTATATTGAAATAATATATACGTAGTTACAAAATACGCAGTCATGAAAACAAAAAAGATGGAGAATATTCTAAAATTTGTAGATAAAAATATGAAATTTAAATCAGAATTTAGAGGTAAAAGGCGCACAACATCGAAACAATCTAGTACATCAAAAACCATAAAAAATAAGAATAAACCGACTTCAAGTCGCGCGAATGTAAGGAGGTGGAATAAGAATAAAAAAACGGAAGCTACTGCACCTCCGGTAGAGAAACACCCCGATGGATTTATAAAATTGAAGTGTAGCCCCAAACTACAAGAAAACGATTTTACATGTTATAGCAATGACTCGTTAATAAAGCTTAAAGACTTATGGAATGCGCGTCATCCGGATGTTATGATAACAACAAATGACCCGCGCGAAATTTGGATATCTTTAAAGCAACACTTAAAAAATGTATGTAATAAGGAATCGTGTTGGTTAAAGCAGAACTTTGCTTCATCTGGCGTAGATAAAGAAATGTTGAACTATACATTTGCACCGAAAAGTCCTGACGACTGGAAAAAAAATCCGAATGAATGGTTAAATAGTATTGATATTGAAAACGTTATGAAACAGTATGAAAAAGAATACCCTTATTTTGACTTTATAGGAGCAGCACCCATCGACTTTGACTCACCTAAAATGTACGGAGAATGTGTGTGGGAAGAATTGTGTCACTTTGACTTGAATGTATCCATCAGAAATGGTAGAAATAAAATTGGATTTGTTTTTAATACCGACCCGCACTATTTATCTGGTTCACATTGGATATCTATGTTTGTGAATATAAAAGAGAAATATATATTCTTTTTTGATAGCACCGGTACTCCGCCGCCCAAGGAAATTAAAAAGTTAATTAAAAAAATTACCGAACAAGGGAAAGTTGCTGGAATAGATTTTCGATATATAGAAAATAAAAAAAAACATCAGAAAAAACCCACCGAATGTGGAGTATATTCTCTTTTCATGATTATTAATATTTTGAAAGGGACTAAAAAACCGGAAGATTTTCTTACCGATGATTTCCCCGACGAAGAAATGCAAACATTTCGTAATACATATTTTAATAGAGATTTATAACCTATGACCTATGACCTATGTCCGTTTTTAGTCTAACTCTACGATATTTGTACAGCCTTGTATAGTGCGTTTTTTTGATGACCATTTATAAAAATGATACATTTTTAAGTCTGTTATAGCTTTCAATGTACTACAAAATTCATAGCCTATTTGATGTATTCCAATTGTATTTATAGAGGATACTTTATAAATATTTTTACTTCTTTCGAGATATTCAACCGGTTCAGTTACAGATAAGAATTTTTTAGGCAAATGCGGCGTATTTGGAATATTACCATTCATTGTATCTGCCCACATATTACAGAATCCAAAAATATCAATGTTCATGTTATGTTTTATAAACGATTTTAGGGTATTGTTTATATCGATTGAACCATTGGATGCTATACATTCAATAAATTTATTTTTGGAAACATGTAAGTACTCGTCCATGTCGCAAAAAATCATATAATCGTATATGTCTTTCCCATATTTGTATAGTGCGTGATGCATTTGCCCCATTTGTGCATGATGAACATATTTTACTCCGCGTGGATTCCAGTAATGAAATTCCCACTCAACTAATGTAACATCCGGTTTATTGAACATTTTCCTTATTTCTGGTGTAATAACTCCGTTATAATACATAAAAAAATGGTCAACCCCTTGTTCTTTATAGTAGTTATAAAATAACGGAAACAAATGATAGTCGTGTTTTAATAATGTCGTTAACGCTAAGAAATTATTTGTTGCGTGTGTATGTGTACGTGTGTGTGTGTGTGTCAATTCATATGATTTTATATCGTTGCCAATAAGGCTGACATTTACTTTAACTATACTATTTGGCGGGGTTATATATTCATAAATGTATACTAAAATGGGCTCGTTTGAATCTTTAACGTGACTCTCTTTTATTGGTATGACTTTATTATTTATTGTTACGGTTATAGATTGTGGCGATGCTGGTGTATTATAAATAGGCATTATCATATATATTTTGTTGTTCTTATAAAAAATATCGAAAAATAACAACTTTGAGTTATTAACTGGAAAATGTTGTGGCTTGTATATAGGTTGCGTAGATTGTATAGGTTGCATCGCGTGTATTTTTTACCT